CGCGCGTCGGCCGTATCCGGGTCGAGCGTGACGGTGAAGTTAGTGGTGTCTGCCGTCGGAGCAAAAACGGTAACGTCAGCGGTCACAGGACGGACAGAGTCGATATAAGCCTGGACCTCGGCGACCTTCGGAGCTCCCGGGATGATGGATCCCACGTTATCGTCGAGCACGAATGTTACGCCCACTGTTCCGTCGCCGTAATAAAGCGGGTAGCACCATGCGCGCGTGACGCCAGCGATCGATCTGGCCCATTGCACGTAGTCATTATCTGACCCACCCTCAGGGGGTAGCTGGATACGCGCTAGGAGGCGCTCCAGTAAGCTTGCGTCGGTTTCCTCGTTCGCACCATCTGTGATACCGCCTACGCCTACCGTCGCCTCGCTGGTAACGCCAGCGATAGGCTCAAGCAGGGTTAGTACGGTTCCAGCATCGGCGTTACCGTCGGACCCTGGCTCCACGGCCGTGACTCCGGTCACTCCTGTCCCAGAGGCGATCGTCACCTGTACGTCGGTCTTGTACTGCGCTCCGTCTGATCTTTGGAGCACCGTATCGATCGGGATGATCGAGCCGTTGGTTCCTGTAAATGTAAGCGTGTCCCCGGCCGCGAAGTCCGCTGGCTTTCTGGATACGCCCCAAATATTCGCCCACCGCTCGAGCTGCGCTCCCTCCGCAGTATCCGGCATGACCTGGAGGTAAATCCAATTCAGGAAACCATAAAGAAGGTGCAGAGCGCCCGCATACACGCGCGCGAGCACGCGAACGACAGCGCGCCGAAGAAGCGAGCCCCCGCCGGTTAGTCGATCCTCAAAATCTGTTTTAGTACGGTCGATCAGCTCCGCGAGTGTCGGTCTGGAGAATGCCATCTGTTACCTTTCCCTGTCCGCTTCAGTATTCCATTTCTTAGTGAACTTGTAAGGCTCCTTTTTTCCAGGCTGGTAAACGAGGATCGTAAGCACCATCGACTTGTTCGAATCGAAGACTGCCTGCGCCGTAACACTGTCCGCCACGCCGTCGTCAATCATCCATTGGAGCGCGTCCGTTGCAAACTGCTCTGCGCGGTTCAGGGTTTCCTGAATGATTTTCGATCGGTCGAGAAGCCAAAGTTTAGACCCAATCTCGTCGCCCTCGGTGTCCGGGAACTCGTCCCCCCACCATCCTCGGCGGTCGCGTATCCCGTCCTCGACCTCGTCGGTGTCTATCCGCTTATCCGAAAACAGGCTCATGATGATTGCCGTTTGAAGGCCCTCATCGGTCGCCAGGTCGTTATCCACGATCAGCATGTCGATCGCGTCGTCGGACCTGATCTGCAGTGCTATGTCACCGTTTCCACTCATGCGCTCACCACTCCCGTTGCTGTCCCTGTTCCAGGACCAGATGCTCCGCCACCAGGCTGAACTCCAGTAACGCTTGTCACCGATACCGTGCATGTGATCACTGCATTCGCCTTGATGTGATTTATAATTTCTTCGCAGATCACTTCCCAGTATTCGACCACCTGGGTTTCAGACGCTCCGGTTATCCCCGAGTTTTTCGCCTTGATCGCATTTTTGATTGCGGTCGCTAGGACCGTTTTATTCATCGCCATATTTACACCTTAAACGAATCGATTTTCACTTTGTCGGCCGTGAACGCCGCGACCGTATCCGGCATCAGCGGTTCGGGCCCGGATAGCGGGTCCATTGTTTTCGCGTCGATCAAATGCTGCAGCGTCGTGGAAAGAACCTCAAGGAGCTCGTTCCCCGCTGGGTTCGTTATAGAAATTTTTCCGCTGGCTTTCAGCGTGACCTTTACGCCAGCCTTCCGGTACAGGCAAACGTCCCCGGACGCTAGACCTGTCGGACGATACCGGCGATCGGCTACCGAAATGACGACTCCGTGATCCCGGTTCCCACCGATGAATAGAGCGACGGCCTCCGCTCCATTTTCTGGGACGGACGTGTATCCATACGGCTCGATGTACTCCAGGTTATCGATCGTCTCATCTGCCAGCGCGCTTAGCTGGACCATCTGGAGCTTCTTGTCCTTTAGGCTGGTGACGACCCCGCGCAGGATCATAGACGAAACTTTTCGCTTCAGCGGAGCCATTACTTTTTCGATTATTTCTTGGATGTTCATCGCTTGCTCTCCTTGAGAACGAGCTGACGCCACGGTTCCTTTTTAGAGAGCAGTGTCGGATCGAACGAATAAGCAGCGGCCGGTACGAGCTGCATCTTCGTAAGCGTTCCAGAGTTAGATTTTGAAAACGTGGTTTCTGTCAGCAAAAGGTCCACGTCAATCCCAAGGAATGGAGACCTGACTCGCACGAGCTCGTTTACTGTCCACAGCCGTCCGTCGCCCTGACGCCAGCCCTGCACAGTCACGTTTACCACCGTTGATTTAGCGGCTCGAACGGTGACCTCCCACTTAGCTCTGTCCTTGCAAACCTGCGCGTCTGCCGCGCCGTCAGCAACGATCAACAGTGGCCGATACCTTTTAATCTCTGGATCTAAAGAGACCCCCTTAGGTACGAAGTCCACTAGTGGATCCGGTCCGTCTTCTGGATTTCCGAAACTTTGCGCCTTCGCAGTAACCTTAGAAAACCTTTGCTTCACGTCGTAACGCGCGTCGGCGTCTAGGATGTTCACGCCCTCGACTAGCTCTGTAGTGCTCTTGGTCGTTCCCGCGCGCGTGAGCACGACGTTACCCTGGCCGTCATTCGTAAGCAGGATCCCGCGAAGCTTTGCCGCTTTCTCTAGGGCCTCAAACCCAGCCTCTCCTGGGGTAACCATCGTGCTGAATCTTTTACTGTCCTTGACCTTATCTATGGCCGTGATCCCGAACGGTTTGCAAACCTTCTTGACCATCTCGAAAAGCGTGATGTTCGTTAGCTGGTGCAACTCGGTCGAGCAGTCCACTATGTCGCCGGATTTATCCCGGCCTGAAACGCCGAACGACCTGGAGTTCGCATCGTACTTCGGATTCGTTTCGTCCACGTAGCCTTGAATCACCTGATCGGATCCGAGCATAAGCTTGCACTCGTCGCCTGGATTGATCAGGAACGGTTTCTGCTCTTCGGCCCACTTGCTCGTTACCGAAAGCGAGAAAGCTCCGGAGATCGCGCGAATGGATCTTTTAATCGATACGTCTTCCCATCCGAAGTGCTGCTTCCCGTTTACGAGAAGTGTAACGTCCTCAGCCACTATCCAAAACCTCTAGCGGAACTGATCCCTGGATGAATCCAGGATGCGCGATTTTGTTTCGGTCAATAATGTCCTGCTCGAGATCCTGGGATCCGTAAAGTCGGTAAGCGAGAACGATCGATGGGATGGTCGCGTCCGGAGTAAACTCTGTTACGGTAGCCAAGTCCTGACCTGGCTGCGGAACAGCGCGCGTGACAGTAGTGCGAAGCACCTGGAGCGCTGAATAGGTATCGTCCGAAACGCCCGATTCCATAAGTTTGTCGATCTGCGCAGTTAGATCGTCTCGCGATGCTATCGCTTCGTTTGTGCTTGTGTAAGTAACGTCTGCTGCTGCCACTGATGCTGTCGATACTGCAAGCACCTGCGTGTAAGAGTTCATTTGCGTCTGGTTCGTTTGCTGAACAGCTCGCGTATTTGTAGTCGCAGGAATCGCCGAATCGCTATCTCCGAATCCGAACATTTTTTTAGCTGACGCTAAAACGTCCGATGGATTCGCAGCAGCTTTAAGGAGCGAAAACGAATTAGCCATCTGCTCTGACAGTACGGATGGGGAGTTAAGAAGATCCCGTGCGGAGGACTTCAGGTTCCGAATCGAAAAAGCGAGGTTCGCTATGTCGGCCGCTTCCCCAGATACGTTCGACGTATAAGACGACATTTGATCAGCGAATCCCTGGACCTTTGCCGTCGCTGCCTCTGCAATAAATCCTGGCTGCTTTGCTACAGAAAGAGCCTTATCGAAGTCTGATTTTGCTGCTGCGTTCACTGCGGATGCAGCGGCTCCTAACTGAAACTTAGTGTCGGCGCTTGCCGTTGGAAAGTTTACCTTTCCAGACTCGATAAACTTTAGTGAAAACTTTACGAATCCGCCCTCGGCAGAGCTCTCCGAAACGTCAAAATCTCCATCAACTGAAACGATCACCTTGCCGTAGTACGGATGGATCAGCTCTCCAGAGCCTTCCTTCTCGAGCGCGGTAATGAGCTCGTTCCGCGCGACCATGTAATCTTTTCCGACCAGGTACGCCTCGACCGGATACCCGCGCGCCTTGCGACCAAGGTCTTCTCGGTATGGTTCATCTCGGCCTGGGAATTCGTGCGTAACCCCGCGACGACCGCCAGAGAACTTAGACGAATCGACGAAAAAAGAAACGCCCCTGAACGAAGCGGGACGAAGTTTCTGTTTCCACTTTGGGTCATTAGCTGCCACTTGCATACCCCATGTTCAGGTCGAGCTGGTCGGCCGTTGTTTTGTTTGCCTCTACTCGCGTGCCCTTTGGCATGTTCGAAAAGTCCACCTTCAATACGGATTCATTTCGAAACGTATTGTTTTGAGCGGATGCATCCACGGTCCCCTTCGCTCCAAGAGCCGGACCCATCTGCGGACTGTTCATTGCGGCGTTTGCCTGGTTCGTTAGGTTTACATCTCCGCCTCCGAAAATCCTTTTGACCTTAGTCCACAGGCCGTCGAAGAAGTCCGAGATAGGGCCCCAGTATTTCCAGATTGCCACGGCCGCTGCGACGAAACCTGCTGCGATGAGCACAGGCCATCCGACTAGCGCAACGATAGCTCCGCCGACTGCAACGAGCGCATCGAATATCAGCGTTCCGAAAACCCATGCGAACTTCACGAGCGGCCCGATTGCACCGATCACAGATCCAGCCAATCCCACGAATGAGGCGAGCAGTGGGCCGCCTAAGTACATTGCAGCCGCTGCAAAAACTACGTTCGACGTTCCGAAAATATCACACAGCGCTGTTACTGCTGCGATCAGAGGCTGGCACGCATTCCAGAGCCCAATCACGACCGAGATAACCGCATCGATCGCTCCAGGTAATTTATCTGCGAACGCTTGCGCCCATTTTTCGATCTGCTCTCTGTTCGCGATGATCCACTTCTGAGCTTTCTCCATGAAGCCAAGAAGGATCGGTGCGAGAGCCGCGCCTATAGTATTGCGAACTCCTAGAAGAGTCGCGGTGATCGACTTCAATCCGTCGTCAAACTCTGCGGCCGTCTTGATCTGTTCCGGCGTCATCACAGCGCCAACGTCATGCGCTTCTTTTCGAAGCCGAGCCAGACCTTCCGCGCCCTCTTCGAAAATGCCGTTTAGCTTCGCGCCTTCTTTGCCGAAAATTTTAGCGGCGATGGCGTTCCGAACAGATTGGTTCTGGATGTTCTTCATCTTCTCCGCTACCTGCGGGAGAAGGGTGTCCATCGGTTTTATTTTTCCGTTTGCGTCCCGAATGGAAATGCCGAGAGCGTTAAACCCGACCAGTGCCTCTCCGGATCCGGCAGCAGCCTCTGCGATGTTTTTTGAAAACTTGCCCATTGTGGCGTCGAAAGTTTCCTGGTCAACGTCCGCTTTTTTCGCCGCGTATGAGAGCTCCTGATAAGCGTCCGTAGTGAGACCTAAACGCTTTGACATCATTTCAATATTATCACCGGCCTCGGAGAACCCGTGAACGACCCCAAATATTGCGGCAGCGGCGGCGGCTGTTACACCGGCGATCTTCGCGGCCGTCTCGAGCACGTCGCCAGCGAAATCCTTACCGGCCTTTCCGACCTTTCCCATGGCGGTGGCGAACTTCCCAATTCCCGATTCAGCGCCGAGCGTTTTAAACGCGGTTCCGACTTTCTTGAATGGCTCCGAGAATTTTTTAAACTTGTCGTTGATCGCGATCAGCTTATAAGTCGCGTTATCGACTGCACCGACGACTAAAGTAATTGGGATGTTTTTACCGCTCACGTTTAGTAACCTCCTTAGCTCGCTCGTGCCAGAACTCTAGATCTGTAGCTGACAGGTTCCAGAGTTCAGTGGGAGGCCAGTGAAAGATGGACGCAAGAAGACCTAGAGTCAGCTCCCAGTCTCTTGGCCATCGTTCATAAAATTTCCGACCACGTCCAGCAGCGCGGTAGTGTCGGCGATTTTAAGTTGATCGATGACACTCGGCGGATGCCCGCAAAGTTTCCCGCCGAGCGTCAGCATGTCGTCTGTCGTCGGCGGGATCTTCATTGTACGAATGTCTTTCGCTACTGGCTCACGAATGATCAGCTCCCCGATCGTTTCCGTTCCATTTTGGATCGGTCGTTTCAGCTTTAACTTCACGCTGCCGTCAGGAAGCTTCTCCATTTAGCGAATCTCCTCGGCCTGAATTCCTTCAAGCCTGAAGTTAATGTTTGATTCCTCGGTTTGAACCGTTCCCTCGCCCGCGTACCACGCGTCGCGAAGAACGAAAACCTTACCGTTTGCCAGCTCGAGAGTCGCCGTAGCGTTCTCGAGGTTAAGGAGCGCGCTCAGATCGAAATCTGAACGGTCCGTAAGTTCGCCTTCGATGAAAGGAACTTGCGGGGTCTCCTTGAAGCCGTGGATCGCGTCTGCGCCCACGATTGCCTCTCGCTTTGGGGCTCCCATGTTGTATGAGAAATTCCCCTTAGCGTCGTACTGGTTACCGTTTACTTTTAGATATAAAATCCCAGCTCTGCGTTGCGATGCCATCTTCGATTCCTTTCTTTAGAGCAAGAAGCCGATTTGCACGCCGCAAACGACCAGCTGATTTACGAGATCCGGTGGGAGGTAGAAGTCCAGACGGTTCACGTCCGAGACGTTTCTCTCCACGATCAGATCGCGCTTGAATTGATCTCCACCTTCGACAAGTCCTGCGGATTCCCACTCGCGGAACTTGGCGATCGCTTCCGCGCGCCCGACCTTAGGAGTGATGATTGCCTGACCTGCACCGTACCGAGTGCCGTCGTTTGCCAGCTTGTGGCGTGGGTACTTCAGCGCAAGCATATTGCGGAAGTCATACCGC